CGACATCATGCGCATGTCGGCCGTGCTGCTGCGCTTTGACCCTGCCACGGCGCCCGCGCTGTTTACCGAGTGACGGACATGGACGCCATGCTCGCCAAAGCCGAAAAATACGTGGGCATGCCCTACCTGGAGGGCGAGTTCGACTGTGCCGACCTTGCCGTGATGGTGCAGTGGGAGCTGTTTGACCGGCTGGTGGCCCTGCCAGCGCGCCGCAGGCGCCCGCGCGGGGCGATGGGCCAGGCGCGCGAGATCCACGCGCTGCAGGCTGAGCTGGCCGACCGGATCGACACGCCAGTGACGGGCTGCGGCGTGCTGATGTACGAACCGACCGAGCACGGCCAACGCTGGCACATTGGCACGGCCTTTGTGGTGGGCGGTGAGGTCTGGCTGCTGCACAACAGTTTCACGATGGGCTGCGCCTGCCTGCAGCGCCTGGCTGACCTGCAACGCTTTGGCGCAAGGTTGGACGGGTACTACACCTGGAGGGCGGCATGAGCGGCATGCCCGTTATCAACAAATGCGCCGGGACCAGCCTGGTGGTAACGCCGCACCCCATCACGCTGCAGGGCCAGCGCGTGTACCACGCCGAGCAGGCGCTGGTGCTGCCGGGTGAGCGCTTGAGCACCTTTCTGGCCCGGCACGGTGTGGAGCCCGGCCAGCAGTGGGTGGTGAGCCTGGGCGGGGTGGAGGTGCTGGAGGCGCACTGGCACCGGGTCAAACCCAAGCACGGCCATTTGATCGAGGCGCGGCGGGTGCCGGAAAAGCAGGTGCTGCAGATTGTGGCGATCGCGGCGCTGGCCTACTTCACTTTTGGTGCTGGCGGCCTGGGCGCTGGTGGGCTGTTTGCCTCGGGCGGCGCTATTGGCGGCGGATGGCTGGCCGCCGGCGCGGTGTACCTGGCGGGCAGCATGGTCATCAACAAGCTGTTGGGCCCGAAGCCCATAGCCGCCAAGCCGCCGGCCGCGCTGGCCAACAACACCAACAGCCCAAGCTACAGCTTGCAGGCGGGCCGCAACAGGGCGCGGCAGTTTGAGCCCATGGGTTTGATGCTGGGTCAGCCCTATTGCGTGCCGGATCTGGCGGCTCAGCCGTACACCTTTTTTGCCAATGGCGAGCAGTACCTGTGGCAGATTTTCCACTTCGGCATCAACTGCGCGAGCGTGAGCAACCTGCGAATTGGTCAGACCCCAATAGAAAATTACATAGGGGTGAAAACCCTCAGCGATGGGTTCTACGACAACAACACCGGCTTGCCGAATGTCACGGCCAACGTCGATAGCGTGGCCGGCGGACTGCTTGAGGCGCCTGCAGGCAATGGCCCCTACGTTACGCGAACAAGTAGCTCGCAAACGATTGTGCTGGAGGTCGATTTTGAGGCATCGCTTTATCGGGTGGACGGTCAAACCGGCGCGCACATCAGCAACACCTTGATTCTTAGTCTCCAGTACCGTCCAGCGGGCGGTGGTGACTGGTTGCCATTTCAGCAGTTCGGTGGCAGCGAGATCGCCTTCACCAACGCGTCGAGCAAGCCTTTGCGCCTTACCTATCAGCGCACGGTTCCGGCTGGGCAGTATGAGGTGCGGCTGAGCAAAGTCAGCGTCGATGAGAACAGCGGTGCGGCTGTCAATTCCGTCCAGTGGGGCGTGCTTAAAAGCTACCAGTTGGACGAAGGCAATTACCAAGGCCAGGCGCGACTGGCGGTGCAGGTGCAAGCGACTGGTCAGCTCAATGGCACGCTGGACGAACTGAACGCCGTGGGTACGGCCAGCCCGATGCCTTTCTGGAACGGCAGCGCCTGGGTGACCGCCACCAACCGCGACAACGGTCTGAGCAACCCGGGCGCGCAGATCCTGATGCTGGCGCGCGGCCTGCGCGACGGCACCGGCCGGCTGATTGCAGGTCTGGGCCTGCCGGACGATGAAATTGACATTGACGGGCTCAAGGGCTTCATGGTGTTTTGCACCGTTCACGGCTTCAAGTTCGACCTGTTTTTGCAGGAAAACACGTCGATCGGCGACCTGATCGAGTCGATAGCCGGAGCAGGCCTGGGCAGCCGCAGTGAGCACACGGGCAAGCTGGGGGTGATCTGGTTCAGCGATGCCCAGCCGGTTGAGGGCGTGCTGAACATGGCGACGATGAAGGCCAAGACCTTTGGCGTTGAATACAACACGCAGGAAACCGCGGACGAAATCGAGTTCCAGTACTTCGACCGGGCGCGCAATAACACCTGGAAGAGTGTGCGCGTAAGGGCACCTGGCGTCACGACACCGCAGCGCACGGCTCGCCAGCCTCTGCAGGGCGTGACGGAAGAGGGGCACGCCGCGATACTGGCGCGCTTCTCAATGGGCCAGAACATCTACCACCGCAAGACGGTGAGCTGCGATGTGGACCTGGAGCACATGACCTTCCGGCGCGGCACGGTGATGGCGCTGAGCCACGACCTGACGCGGTGGGGTTATGGCGGGCGGGTGCAGGCCGCGGTGAACAACGCCGGGATATTGACGCTGACGCTCGATGACCTGGTGCCGGCGGTGTCGCCCCTGGGCGCAGTGGCCCGCTATATCGGCCTGCGCATCACTGGCGAGGCTCAATACCGAATCTTCCCGGTGGCCGCTTTTGTGGGCAGCAGCCGCACCGTGACGCTGACCACGGCCTGGCCGGGCGGCGTGGCGGTGCCCGGAGACAGCGCCGACAACCCGGCGCATGACACGGTGTGGATCTACGACTTCAAAGCCACGCCGGGCCAGAAGCTGCGCGTGTCGGACGTGGGCCCGCAGGGCAACATGGACGGGGCCAAAGTGCAGCTGGTGCCGGAATCTGCCGAGTTTTGGGACTATGTGTGGAACGGCACTTACACGGCGCCCGGCAGCGGGTCGCTCCTCGGACGCGGTGCGCCCGTCGTTACCCGTGCCGTGGTAACCGAGCAACTGGCCCGCCAGGGCAACACCTTTTATGTCGAGCTGACGCTGACCTTTGACGTGACGGGCAACTTTGAGCGCGCCGAGCTGTGGGGTGCTGTGGCTGGTGGCCAGTTGCAGCGGCTGGCCAGCAGTTTTAACCAGCAGTTGAGCTGGCGCGGTGGTCTGCAGGAAACCTGGACGCTGGAGCTGCGCACTTACAGCGCCACCCGCTTGGGGACACCCTACCAGCTGACCTATGCGGTGCTGGGCCTGGCAGTAAAACCGCCTGACGTCGCAAATTTCAACATCCAAGGACAGACCCTTTCCTGGCCACCTGTCGATGCGGTTGATCTTGCTGGCTACCAAGTGCGGTTTAACTATGGCCAAAACACAGCCTGGGGCACCGGTACACCGCTGCATGTGGGGCTGATCACCGCCGCCCCCTGGACGCCCGAGATTTTCCCGACAGGCCAGATCACCCTGATGGTCAAGGCCCAGGACACCACCGGCAACCAAAGCGAGACCGCGGCAAACATCATTGCCAACCTGGGCGACGTGATTGTTGACAACCTGATCCTGACCTATGACGACAAGGCGGCAGGCTTTCCCGGCAGCAAAACCAATTGCGCGGTGGTTGCTGGCAACCTGCTCGCCGACGACTCTGGCGACTTGTTCTGGGGCGATGACGGCGGCAATTTTTGGGCGGGGGCCGACACCGACCTGTTCTGGCCAACGGCCACTTACCTGGCTATGTCGTACAGCACCGGCTACACGGTCAGCGCCATTGACGCCGGGTCACGCCTGACGCTGCTGACGAACATCGTGGGTAGGTCTTACACCGTCGAATACCGCTATGACACCAGCGGACTCTTTTGGGGCGCCGATGGCGACTATTTCTGGACCGATCCCGACTCAGATCCATTCTGGGTGCCACCAACCGAATGGCAAACCTGGCCGGGCGCTCTGGATGGCATTGCCGTTGGGCGGATCGAATTCCGCGTCACCGCCGAGGCTGGTGAAGTGCGCGGCGCCATCAACACCCTCGCCCTGCAATTTGATGTTGAAGACGAATTTGAAGAGATCAGCGACGTGGCAATCAGCGCACTGGGCAGCTACCTGCCGATCACCAAGTCGTACCGGTCAATTAACAACATACAGCTCACCTTGCAGGACGATGGCGGCACAGCCGCTACCGCCCTGTGGGTGAACAAACTCGCAACCGGCCCCTTGGTTGTTTGTGTAAATAGCGCCGGCATACAAGTGACCGGAAATTTGGACGCCCGCATCCAGGGTGTGAAAGGAAATTAAATGGCAGTAGATCTTCCAACATCAGCTAGCCTTACCGGCGCTGGCACCACCAGGGCTCAGCAAAAGCTCAACCTGGCCGCCTTGCGCGACTTCATGGCCAATTTGTTTGGCACTGACAGTTCGGACAAGGCGGCGGCGCGTGCAACGCTTGGTGTCGCCCCCCGAGCCACCCGAATCGACGTAGCCAGCGTTGCCGGAGCCGTTGACCTGACCACCGCAGCGCCAAACACCGACGACATCCGCATCACCGGATCGCTTGCGATCACGGCTTTCACAGTCGCGGTTGGTCGCGTCATTCGAGTAACCGCAGGCGGAGCTTTTACGCTGACCAGCGGTGCGTCGATTGTCACTCAGTCGGCCGCTGACATTTTGGTTGCCGCTGGCGACACGTTCTACCTGCGGGCAACCGCCGCCAACGTGGTCGAGGTTCTTTGCTTCTCCAGGGCAATCAACCGGCGTGTAGCGCAACGCCAGACCTCACAGAGCGGTGTATTCGCGACAGGAGCAACAACCATCCCCTACGCCAACCTGAAACCACAAGTAAACGAGGGCGATCAGTACCTGGCCAGAGCCTTTACGCCAAAAAATGCGGGCAGCACTCTGGTGATTGAGGGTTTGCTATTTCTTGGTCACAGCGCCACGACGGCAATTTTTATCGCTGCATTGTTCAAAGACGGTGCTGCCGACGCCATCGCGGTCGGGGTTTCTCAAAACGTCAACAGCGGTGGCTGTGTGCCCGTGCCATTCAGACACGAGATGGTGGCGGGTTCTGTTGCGGCAATGACCTTCACAGCCCGCGCAGGATCAAACACGGCTGGGACAACCGGATTTAACGGAACAAGTGGATCAGCCCTGATGAACGGCCTTCTGACTTCACACCTCACTATTACGGAGTATTACCCATGAAATTCAAAATCCTGAAAAACTCAGCCGGTGAGGTCATCTGCTACGGGCCGAACGATGACAACTATGTCCCCGTCATACCGCCCGGTTGCCACCTTGAATTTTCGGACCAGATGCCTTCTGCAAGCAAAGCGCAGATGTGGGAGCGCATCAAAGCCAAGCGTGAGCACCTGTCCGACACCGGCGGCTATAAGGTGGTCGTGGGTGGTGTGGACAAGTGGTTTCACTCTGATGCAAAGAGCAAAGGCCAGCAGATTGGGCTTGTTCTTGCAGGCGCTGCAGCCGCCGGTGTGCCGCCCTGGAAAACAATGGACGGCAGCAAAGTGGTGATGAGCCAAGCTTTGGCGGGGCAAATCTTTCAGGCCGCCATGCAAATGGAGGGCGCCATCTTCCAAGCTGCTGAAGCGCACCGGACAGCCATGGAAGCCAGCGCCGATCCAGCCAAGTATGACTTCTCTAGCGGCTGGCCCGCGGCGTTCCCAGGCTGAGATCCGTGAAACTCGCGTCCTACAAATCCACCCGCTCTGGCTTTCAGGGTTTGTTTAGCTGCCTGATCCGCTGGCGGTTTAGCGGACCCTACAGCCACAGCGAGGTGGTGTTTGAGGCAGGCGATGGCGTTGACGCCTGGATGCCAGACGGCAGCTGCGCGCCGGACGCTGACGGTGCGCTCTGGTGCGCATCGAGCGTGGCTGCCGAGCGCCTGCCGGCATGGTCCCGGTACCGGGCCGGCAAGTTGGGCGGGGTGCGGTTCAAGCGGATCGTGCTGGAGCCGGCGAAGTGGGCGCTGGTGAAGTCATACGCGGAGCCGATCGCTGCTGCACAGTACGCCGTGCGTTGCGAGGGCCACCCCTACAGCTGGCGGCTGATCGCCAAACTGGCCTCCTGGCTGGTTTCATTCAAGCTGACCACGCAAACAACCTGCTCGCAATTCGTCGCAGGAGCCTTTGGGGTGCCAGAGTCGGACGCCTGGCGGTTTGACCCCTGCACGCTGCATGTGGCCATGCTTCACGAGATGGAAGTAGCCGGCTGGTAACCGGCGCCCGGATCTGCCGGCGCGGGTTGCGCACTTTGGCGAGATTTACAAGGGCTGGGCGTTGGGCGCTGGACAAATATACAGATATTCATGCGGTCAAACGCTATTTCAGGAAGGTGAGCAGGGCCAATTGCTTTTCTGCTGACAGGCGTTTGAGGCCCACCAGCATGGCGCGCTCGATGTCGCTGAGTGGCTGGCCGCCTTCGCCTGTCGTGGCCGCCGTGGGTGCATGCCGGACGGCGTAGGCGCCTGGCGAAGGCGCTACGCCATGCGCCCCTTCATTACTGAGGCTGTCGCGCAGCCGCAGATTTATTTCTGCGGTAACCGTGCGGCCATGCACGGCCGCGGCGCGGGTGACCCCATCCCGAACATCGTCGGGCATGAGCAGGAGGAAGCGCGGGGAGCGCTTGCTGTCTGAGGGCGGCTTTTCACTTTTCACAGCTCAATTATCGAATCAAAAAAATAGTTGTTGTGCTGTTTCTTTCCTTGATATATATTGAACATATCCCCGGATATATCGGGATATGTGCAAGGAAAGAAAAATGTCAGTGAAAAGCAAAAAGGTTCTTGTTTCTGTGCCCGAGCCTCTGTTGAAGAGGCTGGACACCGCAGCGCGCCAGCAAAGCCGTAACCGATCCGCCGAGTTGTGCGTCAGGCTGGCGGCGAGTCTGAAAGACAGCCGACCAGGCAAGGCCGAGGCGGCATGAAAGCCGGCTTCGTGACGGATGGCGAGTGGGTTAATGAACATGGCGCCATCGTATCGACCTCCAGGGCCGGCAAAAGTGACCAGCAGCGCGGGGGTCACCAATGAGCCGCAAACCCGCAGTGCCGGTAAGTCCGGCGTTTGTGCCCATGAGCCCGCAGGCGGCGTTTCGCGCCGTGGTGCATGCCTATGGCGTGGAGGCAATGGCCAATGCGCTGTTGATGGTGGAGGGAACGCTGCACAACAAGTGCAACGCTGATGAGGACAGCCACCACAAGCCAACCATGCAGGACGTGGTCAACGTAACCCGGGTGAGCGGGGACCACCGGGTGCTGGAAAGCCTGGACCGCATGTTCAACCGCGCCGGCTACGACTTGAACGCCGGGCCGGTGAGCGACGAAGCGCTGCTGGAACTGCTGTGCCGCGTTGGCGGCGAGAGCGGGGCGATGCACCACGCGCTGCACACCAGCCTTGAGGACGGCAAGTTCACCCTGGATGACCTGCACCTGGTGCGGGGCGAGGCGTTTGACCTGATCAATGCCGTGCTGAATTTTGTTCAGCGGCTGGAGGGCCTGGTTGATGCCTAGGCCGGCCCGCACTTTCACCGCCGTTCACATGCTGCCGCCGGGCCGGGTGCCTGACGTGAGCGGCGCTCTGGTTTCTTTGTTCGGGCCTGCGCTGGTGCAGGCCATCGAGAGGAGGCACCGCGATGCAAACCCCCACACAACCCGAATTGCCGATGGACCACACGCCGGCACTGGAGGCCGAAATGCGTGCCTTGTACGACAGCCGCTGGCGCCGGTGGCACCGGGCCCACAACTTTGACGTGGCCATGCAGGACCCCGTGACCCGCCACCTGTTGGCGCTGGCGGTGCAG